GCAATCATTGCATAGTCGAGTGCAGTCGCACCAGCCACAGATACCAGTGTAAGAGTTGAAAGAAAGATGTTGAACTTCATCAATCCTTCCAAGCTGGTTTCTTTTTCTTGACGGCGTTCGTCTCGCTTCATGAGCCACTCTGCAAAGCGTTGTGTTCGTGAGGCGGTTTCTTCAGTTTTCGTTTCAGTTTCAATTTCAGTCATATCAGAACATCCTTGTGTTTCCATTGTCAGCATACTTTAGTGGAATTGGATCTGGACGAATTGGGCCAGCAATGATACCTTGATTCAATCCAAAGGTCAACCAGTCAGGCCGTCGAAGCCCTATTGCAGCATCAAATGAGCTCATTTGTCGTGCATCTGCAACCGCCTGACGTACTTGTGCGGTTGATTGCATGTCTTCAGCATCACGAGTATCAATTTCAAGGAAATACGAGTTAGCAGCCAATGGCGATATGGTGTGTTCCGGTCGAATTCCGCCATACCGCCAAATTGGGAATGTGTTGCCTCTGAGGTTCGAGATGGAGTTCATGCGTCCATTTGACATAACTAAAGCGCACATTGCATTGTGTTGTTCACTAAGAACGCCTAAGGAATGTTCAAGATTACTGCACTTGATGTCGTTCAAAACGAACATGAAAGAGAATGCAATGTTATCATATGTCTGTTCAGCCGCACCATGAATTGCTAAATTGATGTATATGTGATCGGTGTAAAAGAACGATTTGTTTTGAGCTGCAATTTCAGGAGATGGAAATTGAATCGAAGGAAGGATACCGTTTTGGAAAGTGTCATATCGTTGCTTAAACAAAACAGAATCATCTCCTGCTGCTGGGTAACGTTTTGTCTGTCGAGGAGTGTCAAACTGGTAGATCATATTGGTTGGAATAGCAGGAAACGGTGAAATCACAATCTCGATGTTTTGACGTAGTGGTTCATCAGGCACAGACATATATGCATCTTGAAACACATCGACCTGCATAAGCATATGACGAAAACCGTCTTTGAGGTTTATTCGCTTGTTGATGAACACGTTTCCATCACTATCAGCAGTAACCGAGTCTAGTTCAATGGTTTCTTTGATAATCGACACCGACATTACTTCTTACCCCCTGCTTTCTTATGCGCGGCCTTAACACAACGCTTGAATCCATCTTTCTTCCACTTGCCGTTCTTGTTTTTGTAACTAGGGGCAAGTGCATCAAATGCCTTCTTGTAAGCACGTTGATAGGGAGTCTTGCGCTTTTTACGCACTGGTGTGGGCTCTACAGCCATAGTTTCAGTTACTTGTTGCACATCCTCCACATTACCCCCTGTAGGCATGATAGTTTCACCGCCTCGAATGTAAATCTGAAATGTTGGGTCGCTAGACAATCGAAAATACTCATGTGCAGGTATTGCAATCATGTCGTATGGTACGACGGTAACTTGATCGGCCAATCGATTAAACGGGTCAAGCATGGCTAATCCCCGAGCGCCAGCAAATGCAGCTCCCAAAAGTAAGTCTGCTTTTCCCGGGCCAACCGATCCAACTTCGTCTTGAAGTTCGTTCAACCGTTCGATGGCTTCCGCTTTGGTTCGCTTGCGACCCATTTACTCACCTCAGAGGTCTTGCGCCTGAGTGAGCATTTGAGTCAAGTCTTTCTGTGTGATTTTCTTAGGTTCTGCGATAATCATCACGTCAAGTTCTGCGGTTGAGTCTGCAAGTTGTGCAGCATCACAGTTGTTGAGAACGATTCCAATAAGCAAATCAGTAACAACGTCATATCCTTCAGGGTGAAGGTCAGGTGTTCCGTAGTGAGTTGTACGAGTAACTAGGTTTTGTGCACGATCTGCTGGAGGCAATGTTGTGTTAGGAGTAGCGTATGTACTTTGTAATTCCATAATGGAAATAACGTTTGGAGAGGCAATGCCTACATCAGACGCGTTCTCGTATGCTGTGGTTGTAGCGAAAATTTTCAAAGAAGCAGTTGCTGAAGCAGAATAATTGTCTGCAAGCAGGTTCAATGGCCAATCTCCAACCGTGCCCGCACTTGTTGTGCGTAGTTGAAATCGGATTTCTTTGATTGCAAGTCCCTTGTTTTCAGGAATTGAAACGTAGTCAGAAAAATCAACACGGCCATACACAAGAGCAGTATCCCCTGTCGCGTCGATGTTAAATTGTAGTCTGTCTCTCAAAATTATGTCGCTTGAACCTTTGGCCATTGTATCATCTCTGTTTTGGGTGGAGGGATCAGGAATTATCAGTCGAATGTAGCCCGAGCACAGACGCGTCTTCCTTCTCCCTCCAACACAATCTTAGCAAAAGCGGTTTATAATTTACACTAAATCCTCGGATTCTATCTCCGCGGAGCGAAGCGTAGCCCCCGAACACCAAGTCCGGACTAAGTTAGAACCCCACTCACCCACCCGTTGCTAACTAGCCACTGCATTTAGAGCCATCGGCTCGAATCAAAATTTTGGGCCGTCCGTACGGGTTAAATAGGGGATTTACATAGGAGTGTCATGGCCCGAATCAGAAAATACAGGATCATATGTTTGAAGCGAAGCGAATGGATGCAAAAGAAAGAGGACGATTACATATCAGATTGGTATAACAATGCTGATCTGGTATATTGGCGTGCTGATCGAGCAGGATATACCGACGACATCACTCAAGCAGGTTTGTATTCAATCGATCAACTTGAGGATTGCTGCGGAAGTTTTGGCGATTGGCTAATTGAACCAGTGTGGTGCAAAGTATGAAAGTACGCAAGGAAGTAAGTCTAACACCTGAAACATACGAAATTGCAGCGCGTATGCACAACTTTAGCCAATGGGTACGAATTGGACTGCGACAGTACAACATGAAAGAAGATTTGGCATCGGAGACAATGCGACGCATTCGTTACGCACGTGCAGCTCGACATCTTGCAAGTGCTTTGCGTGAGTATGCATTACTTGTTGATCCAAAGTTTGAACAAAGCGTTGACGATTTGATTACAAAAGCAATGAATCAAACAAACTTGGATGAGTTTGAATGAATCGCGTTTGCAGTGTACGCGATTGTCAAACGCGTTTATCGCGTTGCGATGGAAGGACGCGTTTGAAGTGCGCTAAATGTTGTAGGTTGATGAGGGAAGCAAATGAAAGATAAAGCCGTTTACTATACTAACAAAAAACGAGAGTACGTCAAAGCGTACAATCAGTTTCGAAACGATCAGTCTCAAAAAATCTCAGAACTAAAACGTGAAGTTGCAGAGTTGCGTCTCATGATAGAATATCTTGTGTCGGAATTAATGCCAACAGAAGATTAGACCCAAAGCCATGCAATCATTGCATAGTCGAGTGCAGTCGCACCAGCCACAGATACCAGTGTAAGAGTTGAAAGAAAGATGTTGAACTTCATCAATCCTTCCAAGCTGGTTTCTTTTTCTTGACGG